ACTGCATCTGATTGCATTGCCGTCCGTTCGTTGACTGTCTTTCCACTGGTCGTGCTGCCAAACAGAAACGAAAATGCACTGCCCACGCGGTTTTTTGGCTTATCACGTGTTCGAAACAATCCTTTTAGTAAATTCATAAGCATCTCTCCTTAACAAAATGGGTATTGACACCAAGGACGTAAAATGTTATCCTTATATTAAGGACGCTATTTTACGTCCTAATAACAATAAGGAGGCTATTCGCATGACCTTTGATGACTTCGCTAAAACACATCCTACTTGCTCGGTAGTAAAGGACAGCCAAACAGCTCGCGCAATTTACGACAACATAATCTGGGACGAACAAAACCGGATAAAAATGGCAGATCTATCAGCTTCTGATATTCCAGCCCTCGTAGCAATCGCATCACAGATTATTGATTTCTGCGCATCACAGCCCAACTGCGATCTTGATATCACTAATGATACCGTTAAGCAGGTAATCGGAAGAATGATATCTGTGGCGCTTGCCCCCTTGGGGCTTGAGCCAGTAAAAAAGAAGCGACTTCCTCAGTCAACAAACCAAGACATCTTTAAAAATGCGACTTCGTATGCTGCAACGGGTACTCCAACAGAGAGGATTGAGAAACACATAGTTCCCATTATAAAATAAGCAATCCCCTCTCGTTATACACCGACTCGCCTCCACTTCTATGTCCACAACGGATGGCGCGGTCAAGCGCCATAATGGTTGCTACCGCGCCATCTATTCTTTCTGTACTCTTCTCCTTATCTGGCTTAATGTTGCCCGCTGGATCGGTCTTAATGTAGATGTTATCCATCATCCAACGGAGAACAGGATGACCGCCGTGGGCGATTTTCTGCTCTAATGTCAGCTTCATCAGTTCCTTGGTGGGCGGCGACATATCCTTGAAGCCTTGCCCGAAGGGAACAACTGTAAACCCGAGACCCTCAAGATTCTGTGTCATCTGAACAGCTCCCCATCGGTCAAAGGCAATTTCCCGTATGTTATATTTCATTCCGAGTTGTTCAATAAAGCTTTCAATAAAGCCGTAATGCACAACATTTCCTTCTGTCGTCATAAGGTGTCCCTGTTTTACCCAGAGGTCGTACTGAACATGATCACGGCGTACCCTAAGATCAATGTTGTCCTCCGGCATCCAGAAAAATGGGAGTATCTCGTACTTGTCCTCCTCGTTCTGTGGTGGAAATACCAGCACGAAAGCTGTAATGTCTGTTGTAGAGGAAAGATCAAGCCCGCCATAACATACCCGTTCTTTTAGGCTATCAGCATCAACCGGGAATGCACAGGCATCCCACTTTGCCATCGGCATCCAACGGACAGCTTGTTTGACCCACTGATTAAGTCGAAGCTGTCTGAAGCTGTTTTCTTCGGCTGGGTTCTGCTTTGCACTTTCACAGGCAGCCCGAACCTTATCAATTCCAACCGTGATTCCAAGGGAAGGATTCGCTTTCCGCCAAACCTTCGGATCAGTCCAATCATCGTCTTCCTTAGCGCCATAGATCACCGGATAGAAAGTAGGATCGTGTTTTCTGCCTTCTAAAATGTCCAGAGCCTTCTGATGTGTTTCATAGCAGATGCTCTGGGTATCTGTTCCCGCCGTGGTAATGAGAAAATATAGCGGCTGCATTCTTGCATCGCCTGAGCCCTTCGTCATAACATCAAACAACTTTCTGTTAGGCTGGGTATGCAGTTCGTCAAACACCACACCGTGGATGTTGAAGCCGTGCTTGGAATAAGCCTCAGCTGATAGCACCTGGTAGAAGCTGTTGGTTGGAAGATATATCAGTCGCTTTGTTGAAGCCAGTATCTTTACACGCCGGGACAGTGCCAGGCACATCCGTACCATGTCAGCTGCTACTTCAAAAACAATAGAAGCCTGCTGGCGATCTGCCGCACAACCATATACTTCGGCACGTTCCTCTCCGTCACCGCATGTCAATAAAAGGGCAATAGCTGCAGCAAGCTCTGATTTGCCCTGCTTCTTTGGAATCTCCACATACGCCGTATTGAACTGTCGATACCCATTAGGTTTCAAAATCCCGAATATATCACGGACTATCTGCTCTTGCCAGTCGATAAGCTCAAAAGGTTTGCCTGCCCAGGAACCTTTTGTATGTGTAAGAGCCTGAATAAAAGAAACCGCATAATCTGCAGCATCTTTATCATAATAAGAGCCTTCGGCCATGAAGGCGGTTGGCTTGTATTTCTTTAATTTACGCATAGGCGCCGCCTCCTTTATAAAAATAGGCAAAAGAAAAGAGCCTCCGCAGAAGCCCTTTGCTTTTGCCTATTTCTTATTTATTCTTCTTCTTGCGTTTCACCAGTCAAAATGAAGTTACAATATTCGGCTTTATGGTCAATGAGGTAAGTTACCAGTTCGTAGTAGCCGCGCTCGTTTGCTTCATATTGTACATGATTCACATCAAACATATTTGTGACACCACTATCTCGTATAGCGAGGATTTGCTCCTTAATTTTTTCAGTCATCAGTGGGTACCTCTTTCTCCACAGAGTCAATGGTGGCCTGGCGCAGAATATCCAGGTCAAATCCCGCGTCCTTGTAGCCATCCAATATAGTGGTATAGTAATAGCAGCTTGGCTGGCCAAGCGGTCTGCCTTCGTTCATCACATACATCATAGCTTTGACATTCTTGCCATCCAGTTTTACCTTTACCGTTTCCTTTCGGTAAAGGTAGGGCCAACCTTCATAGCGGTCGAGCGCAGCCTCGTCTGAAGAAGTCAATTCCCAAACTAATACAGGGACGTTGCCGCCCTTAAAGGGTTCTACTGTTGCCACCGCACCCGCATGTTCGCCCCGGAATAGGAGCCGCCAATCTTTCAGCATGCTGGTACCCACTACCTTTGCTGTGGGGCACCGGTTCGCCATTTGCTTTATGTTAAGGTTTGAGCCGTAGGCAATGTACAGTTTTTTATCCATTATTCTTTGTATCCTCCTTCTTAAGCTTAGGTTTCTCGGACGGTTCAGGCCGCCCGAAATCGCCATGCTGCCGACCCGCTCAAGTGTGCTGTCAGGTGTTCGCGGCAGTTTGCAAACTCCTCACCGATAAAGCCAATGCGGTTCAAGTAAGTCCGCATTGCGAACTTTTCGTTCTCTGTCTGCGGCTTCTTTGCTGAAGCACATTTTTGTGTTAGCGCCTGATGGTTAAGGGCTAAGGCTAAAACCACATAGCTTCTTATCTTGCCAGCATGAAGCTCACTGTTAAAACCCCTAAGCTCTACTGTGTGATTACCGGTGAAAAAGCTGTGTAAGTTCAGGAACTGGTAGCGGCTGTTGTGATAATGCTTGTCGCGACTTTCACTGTAGCCTTCGTACCATATCTCCTCAATTTCTCGCATGGTTTTAGGCTTGCGACGGTTCATTTTGTCAACCAGTATGCTGTCCATCTTTTTGCAGTAGCTCATCCTCTCCGGCGCTATCTGAAGTGCCTTGTAAAAAAGGTCATTCTTGCTGGCGATGATATTAATAAATTTTCGGATGCTCCTTGGTGTGTGGTTGGAACCGTCGAGGTGAATGTGGATGTTATGCAAAGCTTCACATAATATACATTATGTGAAGCTTTGCATAACATTTTCACTTACCGAGAGAGCTCAGCCACTTCATCAGCTCAACGTCTTCTGACCATGATGATTGCCGACTCTGCTGCGGCATAACTGTGGAAGCCGCTTTCTGCAAGGCTGCACGTTTCATTTCGGAGTCTGCCCTTGCGTAGATTTCCGTAGTTTTGACGCTGGCATGACCCAGCCAGTCTCGGATATATACGAGATTCACCCCGGCTTGGAGCAAGTGCATGGCCTTGCTGTGCCGGAGCATATGCGGCGACACTATGGTTGGGATAATGCTTGCATCTTTCTCTCGAGCGGCGGACGCGTATTTGCTGAGGATATATGCAACACCTGCCCGTGTCAGTTTTTCGGCATTATGACCGACAAACAGCGGATGATCAGACTTTTCCGGAGCATCTAAACCCCAAGCAGACAAGTACTTCACGAGATGACCTGTCATTTCTGAGGAAAGCGGGCATTGCCGAGATTTTCGGCCCTTGCCAAAGAGCGTCACAACCGGCGGCGCAGCCAGACGCAAATCTTTCGGTCTTAACTCTATGAGTTCACTAACGCGCGCGCCCGTGTCATAAAGGAGACCGAGCAAGGCGAGGTCGCGCATCCCGTAAACAGTTGAAGTATCCGGCATGGACAGAATGGTTTTTACCGCGTTCACCGTCAGATAATTCACGGTTGGCTTTACTGTTCTTTTTACCGGGATGCTGAGCACTTGCTGGCACTGAAGCATCATATCCGGCTTTTCGCTCTGCAAATACCGGAAAAAGGCGTGAATTCCCGCAAGCCGGTGATTTCGTGTGGACACGGCGTTGCCCTGCACAGTTTCAAGCCATGACAGAAAGCCCTCAACAAATGATTTGTCAACATCCGCGAGGGTCAGACGTTCCGGACAAATGCCTCGCTGCGTATCCGCAAAACGCAGCAGGAGCTTAAACGTATCCCTGTACGCGAGGACAGTGTTTTCGCTGGCATTGCATTGTCCTGGAAGATAAGCGGATAAATATTTCGTCAGCGCGTAAGCGAAATCCGAAGGTTTCATTGTGCCGCCTCCAACTCCGCCGCCGGCAGCATGTTGCCGTAAACGCGCTGAAGCTGTTCGAGGATTTCGGGGTAAACCGCCGCAGTCATGCGAAGATATTTCTCGGTCGCAGAAATATTCTCATGTCCCAAATACATGGACAGCGCCGGAAGCGCACAATACAAATCCATGCCGTCTCCGGCCA